CCACTGGATGACCCACGCCGAAGCATGGGTGCACCAGTAGGCTCAGACTGTCAGATGACCTGATATGACAACTATGATTGAAACTGCGACACAGAATAGGAGGGCAAAGTCTGCCCAGAATTCTGGTGATGACATGCGGTTGATAAGGTCTCTCATGATAGCACCCCATAAGGCTCAATTTGCATCATCATCTTGAGTGCACCACGTTCGGCAGTCTTATAGCTACCATAAGAACGCGCCTTGATCACCTGACCGACTGGGTCAGCCTCGGTTGCATTGGCAATAATAGACACCCAATAGCTTGAGCCGTCTTGGGCGTAGCCACTGTTATCATTGAGAGTTGCTTTGAGTGTGCCCATGTAAAGGGTCTTTGGCTGTGCGTTGTTCATGCTACTTCTCCCACTTGTTCAGCGTGGAACTCTGTCACATAGTCAATCAATTCAGAGTTAAGGCTGTGAAGTAGTCCAGTTCCTAAGTAATCAACGATAACTTTCTGTGCATATCCGTAAGAACACTGTGCATCGTGTGCAATGTACTTAGTAAACTGTTCGATAACGAATGAGCGTAGTTTCTTGCGACTGTCTAAACACTCACCTATTCGCTTTAGGTTCTGTCTGTAGTGGTCTTCACCTAAGTAAGACCCATCGAGCCAGCAAGAGAACATTCTAATTGTGTGGTTGTCTCCAGCCATTATAAGAACATGGCTATCTACAGCTTCTTTTATTCCCTGTAGGTCTCTGATGATGTTGCTTTTGATTTCATTTGTCATTCTAGTGTTTCCTTCTTTTGATTAAGAAGGTACTTGCTGTCTGACTAATCCTTGACCCTTGTGGGGCGAGGGAAGCGACTGTTTCCGCCTTGTGTGCTTGGGGAGTTACAGTCCCCTGCCACACCTTGCGGCCTGTCGCCCATCTATAGTCATCGGGCAAATGCCTTCAGTGTACCCAAGGAATATCAAAAGATGACTCCCTCGTCAATGCATATATGGCAATTAATTGACCCTAGAATACTTGTGTCACCCTTTAGAACCCAGAACACAACCAGAGCCGACGACAGAGACCACAAAGCCAGACTATACAGGCTTGTGAAGGCCTTGGTAGAGCTACATCCTCCAGACTTCCCTTGAAGGCATGATGCTCCCAAGGCCTAGTATCTATAGACTACTAAAGACGACCTTCGAACATCCTCTCCATGACAAACAAAGCAAAGAACTAGAGAGACTATAGACAGGGAATAAGATGACTATAGATAACTATAGTACCTAAAGACTGGTTGTCTCTCTATTGATGTGGTGGTTGATGTCATTAGTCTGTCTGTTGTGTCTGGGGTATACTGGAACGCATAAGGACTTGAGATGGCTTAGGATGACTAAGGATGTCCCAATGTCTGTTGAATAGTCGAAAATGTCAGCCAGATAAATATTACAAATCAATGTCTAATGTCATGGGTTTGTCTTTCGTATTTACTACCAGATACCGAGGGATACATCATCCCTGCTACTTGCTTATCTATAGAAAACAACAGGTTACACAGGATAGCACTAGATTTTTTATAGGTTCACAGGATTTTAGACCCCCCGTACACTTAAAATAACATCAATTTCAAAAAGAAGGCTAAAGGTTGTTCTTGTTGTTGTTGTTGTTCGGCCTTCGAAACAAGAGCCATCCCCAGAAACACAACAGAGGAACCCCCAGATATGGCACTCGAAACAGGAACTTACATCAGCAGTCTCAACGCCTCAAACCCAGCCTCCACAGACGGCTTGGCGCAAGCTGATGACCACTTACGATTAATCAAGAGCACCCTTCTCTCCACATTACCCAACGTCACTGGTGCAATCACATCGACACACACAGAACTCAATGTTCTCGATGGTGTCACAGCGTCTACATCAGAGATCAATAAGCTAGACGGATTGACTGCCACGACAGCACAGATGAATACCCTAGCTGGAGGTGCGGCAGTGCCTACTGGTGGTATCATAATGTGGTCTGGATCAGTAGCATCCATACCCTCTGGTTGGGTCTTATGTAATGGTTCCAACAGTACCCCAGACCTTCGTAATCGTTTTGTGGTGGGTGCTGGTTTATCCTATGGTGTCAACGCTACTGGTGGTTCTACTACAGACTCTATAACAACTAACAGTGCTGGCGGTCATAACCACGGCGGTAACACTGGTTCAACAGCAGTTACAATACCTAGAGATGGTTGGGGTAACAGTGGGTCAAATTTTGGGACGTCAGTATCAGGTAGACTAATTGCTGGTACAGGCCAGACTGAGATAGGTGAGACACTAGAAAGCATAAAGCATGTTAGTGGCGACAGGTCTTTCTCCCATACCCACAGTATATCCACACAGGGCAACCACAACCATACGGCAACTGTAGACACAGTTCCCCCTTACTATGCCCTAGCATACATAATGAAAACATAAGAACGGAGTAAGTAGCCCATGACTAACCTCCCTATCCGTGGGCTTGGGTCTGTTGGTGTCGTTACGGACATCGACCCATACAGCCTACCCATCAATGCCTATACACGCGCCAAGAACGTCAGGTTCAACGAAGGTAAAGTAACGAGAGCACCAGTATACAGGAGCATCTCAGGCAACCTTACTGTCACTCCTAAGTTTATCTATGGGATTGATGCCCTCACGGGATTTGATACAGTTATAGTGGTGGATGATACCTTTGACATCTTTGAGATGTCTAATGGTGTCCTATCCCAGAAGTTCAACAGTTCACTGTCTGCATCTGCTATCACACCCGTGACAGCCACGATACTTGCGGACGTACAGTACATCAACAGAGCAACAACAGCCCCAGTACATAGAGTGCCCAGCGCAACTAACTTTACTGCGTTGCCTAACTGGCCTTCTGGTGTAACCACGACAGCTATTCGTTCATATGGTGACTTCTTGTTAGCACTAGGCACTATAGAAAGTGGCACGGCATTCCCTAACAGGGTTCGCTTTAGTGACCCAGTTCTAGCTAACCAAGTCCCTAGTACATGGGATGCCTCAGACTTAACCAACAGTGCTGGCTTTAATGACCTAGTGCAAATGAAGACCCCCATAGTTGATGGTGCAACCCTTGGCTCCAACTTCCTTGTCTACTCACAAGACCAAGTGTGGATGATGGAGTTTGTCGGTGGTGCATTCATATTTAACTTTAGAAAACTCTTTGACGATTCTGGGGTAATCAATCAGAACTGCATCCAAGAGATCGAAGGTAAACACTATGTCTTTGACAGGGATGACATCTATGTAACTGACGGAAACACACGCCAATCTATATGTGACGGAAGAATCCGTGACTATATCTTTAACGGCCTAGATAACTCCAAAGCAGACAAGTGTTTTGTCTTACACAACTCACTGCTTGAAGAGGTATACTTCTGTTACCACACGGGTGACGATATGGCTGAGTACGCAGAAGGCGACTCATGTAACCGAGCCGCTGTCTACAACTACAAAGAAGACATTTGGTCATTCTATGATTTACCTAACGTAGTTGCTGGTGCTCAAGCCAACGTAAACTCTGTGTCTTCATACGCGGACGCTACGACTACCTATGACAACGTAGGTGGATCATATCACACACAGGAAAGTCCTTATCAAAGACATCCACTTCTACTAGCGAAAGCTGGGGGTGGGGTAGCTAGCAGTAAGGTCTATGGTATCGACTTGATTGAAAAAGGGTCACTGTCACAGCCTATAGATACTGCTGTATCCAAGCCGTTCTTTCTTGAGCGAGTGGGTCTTGACCTTGATGACCAAGGCATACCCCTTACAGGCTACAAGATTATATCTAAGATTACACCACAGATTTCTACAGACAGTTCAGAAGGTAGCTTTGTGTTTACTTTTGGAGCCGCTGATTTACCACATGCCGCCCCTAACTATGGGTCGCCTGTAGGTTTTGATGCCCTGTACAACTACAAAGTGGATACTCGTATGTCAGGAAGATACCTGTCGTACAAGATGACCACTGGAGTAGACAAAGACTTCAACTTTACGGGTATGGATGTCGAGATCACTGTGACTGGTAGGAGATAACAATGGCTATCTCAGATAAAATTAATATGCTGGTGTCTGCTTATGTCAGGCGCACAGCACCAACACTTACTCCAGAGTTCCTCCCCAACTACTTACAGGAAGAACTAAGAGAAATAGAAGCGTCTATTAAATCACTAGCAGACGCAAGTACCCAAGTAACCGACAGAGAACCTACCAACCCAAGAAAGGGCATGGTGCGTTATGCTGTGTCACCTTGGGAACCAATCGGATCAGGCGTATCTAAACTTGTTGTCTACAATGGCACAGCTTGGGTTGCTGTATAAACAAAAGGAATATTATATGTGGGGCGCAATTATAGGTGCTGGAGCCAGCTTACTTGGCTCAAAGATGCAATCGAAAGCACAAGATAAAGCAAACGCGGCTAAAATGGCGGCGTTCAACCAATACAAGCCATACGTGGATGCCAACTTAAAAGGCTCAGAAGCCGCACTAGATGGTGTCTTAAACACTGGAGCCTACCAAGGCCAAACCCTAGCCGCCCCTAACCAGTTCCAGACAGGCACTGCTAATACTATGGGCAACTTTGGTACTAACATGATGAACAGTGGTAATGCCATGATGGGCAATACAGCTGGCTTTGGTAACAACGCCAACGCATTGTACGGACAGTATCAAGGTATGGCAGATGCGGCACAGCAAGACCGACTTAGTAATGCTATGAACTACGCATCAGCAAACTCTGGCTCTCTAGTAGATGCCGCAATGCGTGATGATCGTCGTAACTTACAAGAGAACACTTTGACTGGCATAGACATGGCGGCAATGGGTACTGGCAACACGAACTCTAGTCGCGCTGGTGTAGCAGAAGCAGTAGCTAACCGAGCATATGACGACAGACGTGCCGATGTAGCTACAAACATCCAGAATAGCCTAATAGATCGTAGTCTGAACCAACAGGCACAACAGTTTGCAGACCAAGGTTCTGCATTGCAAGGTGCTG